ACTTCAGGCAATCCTGGCATGGCGGAGCAGTCGATGTTGCGGTAGTTGGTCTTCCAGCCGGAATATCCGGTCGCGCCCATCTCGCCCCATGGGTGGCAGGGGATCATCTTGGACCACCAGACGATGTGGTCGCCAGGGTTGTGGTACACGTCCACCCACGGGGCTTCGGTGTCCGCTCCGGGGTCGAGCGCGGGATTGATGTACACGCAACCGGCGAGGTTGACGCGCTTGGCGGCTCGCCGGATCAGGTCGCAGCCATTGGAGTGGCCGACCGCGACATCGCCGGGGCGCAGGAAAGAGGCGAGCGCGCTGGCGTGGTACGGGTTGGCAAACATTGCGCCGAGTACGCTCAGAAACCCGTACTCGAACACATGGACCATGAACCCCGCGCGGTTGAACGGATCGATCAGCCTGAGCATGTTGCTCGTCCCCTCGGCGGCATGAATGCCATGCACGAGGACGACGCGGGGCAGGCTGTCCGTCACGGCGTCATCCCGGTATTGATGACCACGGGCTGCACCACGACCGGATCAACGATGACGGGATCGGGCGTGGGCACGATGACCGGCGCCGGTTGGGTGACAACAATCGGGTCCGTGGGCGGGACGATGACCGGCGCCGGCTGTGTCACCACCGTCGGCGCCGGCTGGACCCGAAGCGCGTCGGCGATGCCTTCGCCGCTGGCGCGGACCAGTCCGACAGCCGCTTTCCCACCCAAGTAGATGCCGGCGGCGGTGCCGATCACGCCCATGCCCCGGTCTGCGACGCGCGCCCATGGATCGTCCGGCATGGTGATCTGGCCGGTGCTGGCGCCTTGCGGGGCGTGGACGACGATACGCATCTCGCCGCTGGGCGTGGGGATGATGGCGTCCAGGATTGGCTTGGCGGCGGCTTCTGCCCTGTGCCGGGCCAGCTCGATATTGGCACCCGCAATCTGCGCGCGCAGGTCGGAATCGGTCGAGCAGCCGGTGAGGAACAGGGCGGCCAGCAGCGCAACAGCGGCAAGGATTGCGTACTCAGCAAGTTTGGTCATCATCGCTTCACCTCGATAGAAATCGGCTCGCCGCGATTCCATGCGGATTGCATTTGATTGAAAAGGCCGGCGAAGGCCTCGCGCGAACGTGTCACCCAATCCGACTTCCCGTTCCAGGAAACGCCGGGCAGCAAGCACCCTTCCGTATTCCCGCTATGGTTGCCGGTATGGATGCGGATGCCGGAAAAGCCCGGCACGTTCAAAATCTCCGGGAGAACGCGCTTGAAGCGATTGCTGCGAGACAACACGACCTTATACGTCCCGGACGGGATCGCAGTTTCGTCCTGAACCTTCCATGCCGACACCGGGACGCCCGGCCGCTCGCGCACCGCATCCTCAAGGATGAGGCACTCCGGCTTCAGTCGATCATCGATGAACAACTCGGAGATCGTGAACGTCGGGGCCTTGTGAACGGCTCGCAGCGTCAGTTTCAACACTCACTCCTTGTTGCGCAGCTTGTTCCACACGGACTGGATCGAGCCGATCAGCGCGGTGGCGATGATGGCGACGCCGGCGATGGCGTTGACCAGGTTGCCGGCATGAGACTGAATCTCGGTCTGGACTTCAGGGTCCACGCTGATTCCGGTGAACGTGAGGGCGCCGAACACGACGGCGATCAACTGGGAGATGAGCTTGGCGATGTCTTTGACGTTCATTTCAGTCTCCTTCTTAACTACCAAACCCTGTTCACATGCGGCCTGTTGGCGTTCTGTGGTTTGCGGACCTTGGCTCCAGGGTGTTTGCCAAAGTGTTGCTCGAATCTTGCCTCATGGATGTTCGCCTTCTTGGCGTCAAACAGGTCGGCGTCTGGAATGCTGTATGCCTTGAACTTGACCCAATCCAGTAGGTATTGATGATGGATGGCCGCGATCTCCGGCTCGTCGTCATCGTTTTCGAGTTGCTTGGATGGCAGGCGATAGACTTCAACGGTGATCGTGTCGTCCTCAGCCGGGGGAGGAATCATCTCGAACGTCTTGTCGTACACCACCATCGCTGGCGCACTGCCAGACATTTCCATGCGGTTTGTCAGGCGGACATCAAAAATGCTGATGTTTTCACCATCACCGGTCGATGCCTTGATGATCTCAACCCATGACGGTTTCTGGTCGTAGATGGATACACCAGATTCAATATCGACCTCGCATATATCCGCGTCATGCCGTTCAAAAATCAGGCGTGCGCGGATACATGCTTCCACCTGCGCTTCATTGAGCAAAGCAGTCACGTCCTCGTCGCTGAGAAAGAACGGCTCAGCTACGTCATGCGTGTCGCGGCGGTAGGCGGAAATGAGGTCGGAGAGTTTCATTAAACAACCATCCAGTCTTCGGCCAGCATGTCGGTCTGGATGGCCAGCCAGGGCACGCGAGCGTTGATATGACTGTCCGGCGCCGTATCGCTTGCCGGTGTCGATGGATAGGCCATGAAGATGTACGGCAGGGTCATCTTGTCCACTGCTTGAGTAAGTAAATGGTATCGCCGAACGTGATCGCCTGGCCGGCTCCTTCGATGGCGCGGTAGGACGATTCGAAAGCACTGGCCGGACTCCACGATTGATAGCCGTCTTTGTAGATGACGCCGTAGCCTTTCTCGGGCGTTGCGCCAACTGGAACGCCGAGAGGATCACGTTGCTCGAACGCGGTAACGATCTTGGTGCAGATGTACTTCTTGGTCATTTCATTTTCTTTCATCACATGAGCCGCGCAAGCATGGCATTGATCTGGTCAGGCGACTTGCCGGCGAACTTGTTGACCAGCGAAAGCCCGTCCATTTCCAGCATGGCTTCGGCTTCGTCTACGTTCGCGGTGGAGCTTGCCGGTACGTCGCTGAGACTGGCAGGCGGCTTGACCTTGGCCTTGGCGATCTTGGCCTTTGCGGCTTCCTTGTCAGGCTCCGGCTCCTTGACCGTCCCCTTGACCATGTTCAGAAGTTCGATAGCTTCAGAGGCAGTTCCGCTTTCGTAAACATCCATGTATGCCTTCTGGACGATCTTGGGCTGAGAATTGATCCACGCCTCAATCTTGCCAGATTCGATCAGTTGCTCGAAGTCAGGGTGAACGGCGCGGATGGCGTCGTAGAACGCTTTCTCTGCCTGCTCTTCCGCGCTCTTCTTCACCGGCTCCACAAGTTTCATGGCGCGGGCTTCGGCTTGTGCGATCAGCAGTTCATCGGCTTGCGCGTCAAGGTCTGCGGATTTTTCCATATCGCCGGAGATCAAAGCCTCTCGAGCTTCACGGCGCAAGTCCTTCACGGTCTTTTGTGGCGGCTCGTCCTGCTTCGGCGGCTCGGGTTTCTTCATCGCCTCCAGTTCGGCCTGCAACCTCGCGGCTAGTTCGCTGGCCTCCTTGGCACGCTGGCGGGCTTCTTGCAGTTCGCTGAACGGGATTGTGGTCTTGCCGTCCTTGGCCACGACAACCGGCTCTTCTTCGCCGGCATCTTCGCCAGATTCTTCCTCACTTTCTTCGGCGGCATCTTCCGTCTCTTCTTCGTCTTCCTCTTCATCATTCTTTTCAACTTCGTCGTCATTCTCTTCTGCTGAGAATCCAGACACCATCAGCTTCATACGCTCTTCTTCAGAAAGCGCATCGAATTCATCCGGGTGCTCGACGTAGTATTCAGCGTTTTTCATCACGACTCCTTATGCCTCAATTCCTTCATTGACTCCAACGGCGGGATTGCCTGGACGCGGCGGGAATGCCGGGCTGGTATTCCTTTCTACATCCATAGCCGGCATTGTAACGCCTGGACTATCAATAATGGGAGGCTGATCCGCATCCTTCATTCCCGCTGATTTCAATATCTGATCCGCGACAGGAGCAATTTGCGGCATGCTGGCGATTTGCATACCAGCTTGAGTTGCCGAGAACATCGCGGTCACAGCGGATTGAACCGCGTCATTGATGATCTTCTTGACGTTCGCGTCGGCCAGAGATTCCTTGACTGCAACTTCGCGTTCCTTGATCGCAATCATCGGGTCTTGGCGTTCGCCAATTTGCCGCAATTCATCAACAACGGATTTCTTGTCCGGCACATCCATCAAGGCGATCATCCTCGGAACAAGTACAGACATGAATTCAGGCGGCGCGGACTTGATGACTTCCGACAATGCCTGAACCTGTTGCGCGCGGAACGTCGGGGTTTCAGGAACATCCGCCAATTCAACCTTGAGTTTGATTCGCTCAATGTCGTTGTCCAGATATTCAATTCCGGTCATCGTGTCGTAAGTCGGCTTATTCAATGCAACCTGCTTCGGCTCGTTGAAGATGTCGCCTTCGATGGTGATGTTCTCTTCGTGGCCGATCATGTCCTCGATTACCAATGAAAGCAGCAATTCGCCTACACGTTTCCTGGCGTCCTGGAAGTTGTCGTAAATCTTGGCAATGGTTTGAGCGGATTGCTCGGTAAGCTGGGCGACGGCTGCGCCAGTTTGGTATGGCGTTTCCTCGCCGAGAAAAGCTTTCTGAATACCGGCGACACGGCGTATCCCGTCTCTTGCATCGGCAAGTCGTTGGTACTGCTGTTGATTCAGTTCAAAGTCGCGCTCAACCTTGAACATCGCTCCTGGCCTTGCCATGTGGTCGGCGTCCAGAACAATGTCCGCGTCAACACGGGCAACCTGTTCGCGGAAATCATCGTCGTCATCCAGCACTGCACCATCGGTTCGCGTGGTGCGGACCGACCCAAGCCCCCACTGCATCTTGGCGATACGGGCATTCACTTCGTCTTGCAGGTAGATCATGCCGCGTACAAGGCCAAACGGGACTTTGGTTCTGTCCTCGCGCTTGCCCCAGAACGGTACATACGGAAACTTGTTGTGCTTGTACGGAGATTTGCCATCGTGAAGCTTGTGCGGCCCCATCCAGTAGGACACGTGCATCCGCGCAATCACGGCCCATACTGGCTCGATACCGCTGGCAATGGCGAACAAGTGCATGTCGTTCTTTTGGTCAAGTTCAACAATTCGGCCATCCGGCGTCTTGATGACCATGACGCGCTCCCATCTCCTGTACCAGACTTCGTACAGACATACCCTACGGCGTTGGGTGTCGCGCCATTCCTGTTCCTCAATCGACCAGCCGCGTTCACTGTCCCATGCGTTGTACAAGCCGGTAGCTCGGCCACCATCAAGATTCGCAAGGTCGTAGTCAGACCATCCGCCACCAACTGACTTGATGAGTTCGGCGTGTTCCGGGAATCTCAGGGCGGCTTGGTCAATGTCCGTCCACTTGCGGCGGATAAGGTAGCGCGCATCGGATAGGTCGTTCTCCTTGGAGAACCAATCCCACCAGATTTCGTTACGGTGAATGCTGTTGCAGCGGTACGGGTACTTGAACGGGTCGTCACAGCGAGAGACTTCAACCCACCCCAATCCGACTTTTACCTGGTCCGCGAATGCTTCCGCGCAGGACATATCGGCCTTGGACTTGCGCTCTGCCTGAGAGAGTTTGAACGTCATGGCTTCCGCCACTTCATCCGCATCATTCTCGTCTGGCATCACTCGCCAGTCCTTGCGGGTCTTTGCCTCCAGACCGAGAACCGAGTCGATGGTTGGACCTACCAGCGGCTCAATCGCTGGCGGTAGCCCAAGCTCCGCCGCGCGCTGCATGACTTCGCTGTCAAGCTGATTGCCGTCGGCATAGTCAGCTTCCTTGTCGGCGTTCATCCGCCAACGAGGCTGCTCTTGCAGTTCATTGAGCCAGTCCGTGAACTCCGAGAGCGACAATTCCATGTTCAGGGCATTCCGTATTGATCGACCAGATTGATCGCGCGGGTGCGCGCATTTTCAACAGACAGCGCGGCAGGAAGCTTCACGCCAAACTTGGCCTGAGCAAACTCGAACACCTGCTTCTTGTCCATTGCGTTGATTTGGTTGCGCATGATGCTGGCCTCGGTCTCCTCCATCTCCTTGATGGCAGCAGCTTCTTCCAGCGCGGCTTCTTCTGTTTCACTTTCATTGGGCAAGTCGGCTTCGACTCGCTGGTACACGTCTGGATGCGCTTTCAGCATCTTGCCGGCGAAGCGATCAGGTACGTTGTGTTCGTGCCCGGTAGCGGGCCACAGTAGTTTGGCGTAACCATCAACATGGTTCGGTCGCCATCCGATGTATCGGATTCGTTCCAAGTTCATCTCCTTGGTAGAGCACGGGGGCCGAAGCCCCCGTTGTTGTTACTTCACGCCGACCAGTTTGCCGTACACGATCACATCCGCACGACCAGCGGCTGATTGCGCGGCACCAGCGTTCGTCAGGATCAGGTAGGCATCCTTGGGCAGCACGACACGCGACACAGTCGCATTGGTGGAGCCAATGTTCGCAACAGCGGACAGGGCGGCACCTGCAACAATGAAGTAGTCATCGTCCTGCGGGACGCTGGTGGAATCCACGCCATCCACGTAAGCGAAGCCGATCTTGCAGGTAGACGAAGCCGTGAAGGCATCGCCAATCGACAGCAGCGCGGAGTGCAGTTCCAGACCAGCAGGGAGCACGCCGAGGCGAACAACGTCACCGTTGCCAACGGCGGCAGCCGGAGTGTCCGAGTTGGTGAAATAGCCGGACGAATCCGTGATGAACTGGAAGCTCTCCACATACGTCTTGGAGAACGGTGCAGTGCCCTCACGGCGGTTGGCAACGAGTTTGGAAGTGATGGTAGCCATGGTGATTACTCCTTACACGTTGGCGTAGGTGTCGATGGCGATGACCGAGTAATCGGTATCTTCTTCACCAGCACCGTTGTCGAGGCGGAAGCGAACCTTGGACTTGGCACCGATTGCACCGATCAGCACTTCCAGCTTGTCGCCGTGGTCCAGTTCCTTCTCGGACCAGAAGTACGGGTTCCCGGTGTTCCGATTCTTGCCGTAGGCTTCAGCCAGAGCCTGACCGCCGATCAGCAGGGCACGGTCAACCGTGGTGCCGGAACCGACTGCGCGAGTGCTCATGGAGCCTTCAGCAAGGGCAGAAGTGAAGCGGGAAGCGGTCGGCCAATACTTCACGGCAGTGCCGGCGTTGAAGCGGATCGGGCGCGACATCTTCTTGACGAGGATGCCGTTCCACAAACCGACTTCGCCACGGAACAGCGGGTGGTTGCCGGCCTGGGACGCACGGGCTTGGGCGGCGGCTTGGAAGGTGCGGAACTTCGCCGAGTCAGCGGTCTTGATGGACTCATACTGCGGCGCGGAGACCAGCAGCAGGTACATCGGATCGTCCTGGGCGGCAACATCACCAGGCAGTTGCACGGGCGGGGGCGGGAACGCCATGTCGTCCAGCATCTTGCGCAGGTTGTCGATCACGTCCAGGTTCATGACATCGGCAGAGGTCAGCGCGCCAGCGGCGTAACCACTGGTGCTGTCAGCAGCTTGAACAATGCCGGTGCCGGTGGAAACGTAGTGGCGGTTCCAGGTCGGGGTACGGACAGGGTTGACAACGATGTCGCTGAACTCGGGGTCGGTGTCGAGCGGAACGCCCCACAACGCTCCAACCGGGTCGGCATCACCACGAGCACCGGCCAGATGCACCAGACGCAGCATATCTTCCAGGCGCTTCATGTAGCCATCGGCTTGGTCGCGGGCCAGCTTGCGCAGTTCGTGCGAAGTGCGCTGTTGGGTCATCTTGCCACCAGCGGAGATCGGCTTGCGGTATTGGTCGATGCGGATGCCCATGGTAGCGAAGGACATGGCATCGCCAGTGCCTTCGGCGAAACGCTCGCCCATGACCGGCTTGCCGCCGACAGGCTTGATGAGGTCGAGGAAAATTTCGTCACCAGCGGAGCGGGTCAGGTCCATGCACTGAACGATGGGCATGGACGAATCGCTTTGCCAGCGGAGAATCTTTCCGGCAGTCGCTTCATTGGGAACGGTGCCAACCAGTCGGGACATGACCGTGTGGCGTTGCATGTGCTGGGCGAACAGCGCAGCGGAGTAAATCTTCGCAGCGCGCGGATCACCGTAAGGGATCATCGTAGGCATAGTGGCCTCCTATTGGAAAAAGTGAACACTTCCAATAAGCCAATGCCAGCGGGTGCGAATCGCTGCTTTATCGCCTTTTACAGCGGCTTATTCACTCCAACCCACTTATCGCCGTGGCGCTTCGTTGGAGCACAACTACGCGGATAGTAGCAGAAATTTGTTGCAATACAAGTGGTTACACCGCTCTCCAGTTGATCGGTCGCTTGTGTCGCTTCTTGCCTTGCTCTCGTCGCTTTTCGATTGTGGCGTATCTGAGCATGACACAGGCATACCTGGTGGCCGAAATCACGTCGTCACCGAGCTTCACGATCAAGCCTTTTTCCCTGCGATAGATGCGGAACTCTGACAGGAATTTCTCGCACGTCTTGAATACCTTGAACCGTCCTGTCTCCATCCGGTTCAGCATTTCCTGAATACCGGCTTCCACGGACACCAGTGATGCTGGACGATCGATCCCGGTCTCCTGAAACTGCGCGTGCATTGGCAGCATGTTCAAGCCCTCCTTCTTGTACTGCTGCGCCAGTTGCTCGCCTTGCATGGCATCCTTTACCTGATAGCCATCATGCGGCCATGCAACGGGTATCCATACGCCCTTGTTCCTGAATACGGATGCGTGAATCGGGATGGTCTTTTGCCTTTCGGCGTAATCGTCGTACAGGTAAACGGTATCCGAATCCCGGTCCCATGCCAGCCATGCGCCAGCGGTTGGGTGGTCCCAACCGAAGTCGATCCCGGCGATGCGCGGCCAGTGCTTCGGGAGTTCTATTGGGTTGATGACGATCTTATCTTCCGGCACAACCGAGGCGAAGATTAGGCCGGAGCTTGCGATGGGGATTCCTTTGCTTCGCGCGTCGCGCATGTGCGCTGGTGTCGCAGCAAGAAGTTCCGCCTTGGTTTTCTCATCAATGTGCGGCACATGATCCCATCCCGCCATGACAAGGTATTTGCTCGGACTAACTTGAGGCACTTGGTATCTTTCCACCAGGAAGGAACGAACTGGCAACTTCAGTCATGCCATCCAACGGGGTAAACGTCATGTAAACAATGCCGTTCGTCGTCGCGGTACGGATCAAGCATTCACCATACACATCTTGCGGCGGTTCTTCGTCCAGCCAGATAACGTCTTGCTCAGTCCCCTCAAACGCGCCACGCCCTTGCTGGTATGACTTCAACCCGAGAATACTTATCCCAGAGATATGTCGAATCTCAACATAGTCGATCAGGTCTGGGCTTCCCTGCTTCCAGGAAATGTCGCCAATGCACTCACCAGGGATCAACCCAGTCCCATCAAGCCCCTTCTTGTTGCCGTCCCACACGATCTTTCCGAACAGCTTGGCCTGAATAATATCTCGCGTTGTTTCGTTTGTCTTGCCAGCAGCCCATGCGGAAATTGGTTTATCGAAACGCCTACCTTTCCACCATGGCGCAATCTCGTTGTACCTTCCGGTCAAAGCCAATGCCAAAGCATACCCACCTGCTATGGTTTTGCCTATACGGTTCGCGGCCATAAATGCCAGCTCTCTGTATTCATTGGTCTTTTCAAAGAACTCCATGTGCTTTGGATAGAGTTCCCTACGCAGTGGCCCCTCATCCGGGAACAGCGTATAGATGAAACGCCGCTTCTTGCGGCGCTCCATTTCCTCAAGGACTTGGACGTACTCGGCTAGGTCTCTGTTCATTAGTTTTGTTTATGATGACATAAGCAAAATTTCAAGGTGCAACATTGCACTTTGAACCAATGATGCTCTCAAGGTCCGGCTTGAAGTAGCTCTCCGGCTTGAGAATCTTCCCGTCATCGCGCCGCTTCACCACATA